CGGACCGCGGCACCGCCGGTCGACTACACCCAGTTCACCGACCCCGAGCTACGCGCGGCCCGGGATGAGGCGATGGCCGCGCTCGACGTGGACGGCGCAACCGAGGACGACGCCACCCGCGCCGATTCGATCACCACCGAGATCGAGCGCCGCAACGCCATCACCACGGCCACCAACGAACGGCGGCGGCGGCTGGCCGACCTGGAAGTCACCGAGCGCTGGCGCCCCGAGAGCGGCGCGGCCCGGCCCGGCCAGCGGCCCGACGACGATGAGGGCGGCGAGCGCGGCACCGACCAGCCGGGCGACGGGTCCCGGATCCCGAACAACTGGCGCTCGATGGTCGCGCAGGGCGCGGAAACCTGGCGCGCCGGTGGGATGCGCGGCACCGCCGAGATCTTGCACCTGCCCGAAGCGACCGACCTGCGGGCCACGGTCACCACCACCACGTACCCGAATCAGCCGCAACGGCTGCCCGGCGTGCTCTACCCGCCGACGATCCCGCTGTCGGTGGTCGATCTGCTCGACAACCAAACGGCCACCGCCGGTGTGATCGAATGGGTGGTCGAGACGGCGAGTCCGGCGATCAGCAACACCGCGATCGAAGTGGCGGAAGGGCAGCCCAAGCCGGAAGGCACGTTCACCTTCACCGTGCAGTCCAAGGCCCTGGCCACGATCGCCGTGTGGGTGCCGATCACCCGGCAGGCGGCCGAGGACAACGCACAGCTCACCGGCTACATCCAAGGCCGACTGTCCTACGCGGTAAACAAGCGGCTGAACGGCCAGTGCCTCAACGGTGACGGGATCGCCCCCAACATCATGGGGATCCTGGGCACGGTGGGCGTGCAAACGATGAGCCTGGCCACCGCGGTCACCATGCTGGTAGCCCTGCGCAAGATGATCACCAAGGTGCAGATTGCCGGGTTCACCCCGGACGGCGCGGTACTGCACCCCACCGACTGGGAAACCATCGAGTTGGGCGTGGGCACCGACGGGCAGTTCAATTTCACCCGCGACCCGGCCAGCCTGGCCACCCCGCGCGTGTGGGGGCTGCCGGTCGTGCCCACCGTGGCCATCGCCGCGGGCACCGCACTGGTCGGCGCGTTCGCCGAAGCGGCCACCCTGTGGCGCAAGCAAGGCGTGCGGATCCTGATGTCCGACTCGCACGCGTCCAACTTCACCTCGAACATCCTGGTGATCTTGGCCGAGCTGCGGGCGCAGTTGGCGGTGTATGTGCCCCCGGCGTTCTGCAAGACGATCGCCTGACCGGGAGTTGATCAGTGCCGTACCGAGCTTCGGTGTACCGGCGTGGTGGGCGCGAGTCACGTGCCGCGACGACGCGCTATATCCAGCGGTGTCCGTGCTGCGGAGTCGAGGTCGCAGCCCAGGTCATCCCGCTGCGACCGCGCCGGTACATCGGCCCGGACGAACTGGCCGAACAGGACCCCGGGCGTGTAAACAGTCCGGGGGACGACCCAGAGGCGGGGACCGAGGATGACCAGTCCGGTGATCGGTTACGCGAGCATCGACCAAGCGAAGGCTGCGGGTGCCGTGGGCACCGACACCGAGATCACCCAAGCCCTGCGTGACGCCAAGATCGTCATCGACCGTTACACCCGGGACCTGTTCGAACCCACCGACATGAGCACGTATGTCGACGTCGACTCCACGGGCATGGGGTATCTCGATCGATGGGCAGCCAGCGTTACCGTCGGCACGCTGGGCACCGACGGCCGTACGTGGTGGGCAACGGGCGCACTGCCCTTCCCGACCGGTGCGGCGTTCGAGGTGCCGGGGGACTACGGCCACCGGGTGACCCCGGTGCCGGTGAGCAACGCAGCGGCACGCCTGGCCGCGCTGTACTGCCCGGCTCCGTTCACCGCGCAGGCTGACGCGGAAGGAAACCCGATCGGCCGACCCCCGGCACCCACGCAACAGGACGAGACCGACCCGGCCCCGCCGAGCCAGCGCCAAGGCGAGGCCGACTACGAACGCACCACCGGCGACCCGGTGACCGATCACTGGCTTGAGCCGTACAAGACGAACCGAGTGTTGATCTAGATGGCATTGATCACGAGTGAGGGCACGCAACCGGAAAGGATCAGGATCATGGCAACCAAGCCGACCGCCAAGGATGAGCCGAGCAGCACGGCGGAACCCACCCCGCAGCCGGTGACCACGGAGACGTCGAGCACCAAGACGACCAACATCGAAGGTGACGTCAACATCGACATTGACTGGGCGAACTGGTTCGACCGCGGCCCTCGCGACAACGCCTAGATCATGACCAACGGCAACGGCGGTAACGGAGACGGCGGCATCCCGCACGTGCCCTACGAATACGCACCGGAGGCGGGCTACGACTGGCCTCCCGTTCAGTGGCTGCCGCCGTTCTATGACCACGAGATCGACTACGCGCCGTGGCTGGAAGGCGCACCGCCGGAAGTGGCGCCGAGTCCCGAACGGGGGCGGCACTAGATCATGCCTGCCTCGGTGACCTGGGAGAATGAGCGCCAGTGGCGGGATGCCATCGTGCGCGTGCTCGACGACTGGGATTCGGGTCTGCGCGCCAACGTCGGGGATCTGCTCGACATGGCCGCCGCGGAAGCGCGCAAGCGCTGCCCGGTCGACACCGGGCGCTTGCGGCGGGGCATCGAGACCGACGTCGACACCGGCGCGGCTCACTCGGAATGTGTCGGCGTGCTGTTCGACGATGTTCCGTACGCCGCGTTCGTGGAGTTCGGCACCCGCTACATGCGCGCACAGCCGTTCCTGCGTCCCGGCATGGCTATGGCCCAGGCCCGCTACGAACGCGAGATGATCAAGGGGCTGCGGTAGCGATGGGCACCCCCGTGGTCAGCAACGCCACCGTTTCCGGCGCGCTCAAGTATGTGATCGAGTCGGCCGGGCTGGGCGTGACCGTGTTCCGGGATCTGGCCCCGCCCAAGGCACCGTGCCCACTGGTCGTGATCACCGAGGGTGTGGCGTGGAACGTGATGCCGTCCGGTGACACCGATGCCGAGGGTGAGCTACGGGTCCGCGAGCAGGCGCAGGTGGACATCTACCAGGCGTTGAAACACCCCGACGGCACCCGGGCCGAGACCATCGGGCTGGAAGATCACATCTGTTGGCTGATGCACCGGACCAGGCTGCCCAGTTGGTTGATCACCTGTTACGGCGTGCAGATCCTGACCCGCTCATCCCAGCAGCCCAGCGACAACCTACGGCGCACCATCGTGACGGTGCAGATCGATCGAGTGCTGGCAAACCCAGTGCCATGAGGAGGAAGCGATGACCCAGCCGACCCCGGTTGCCGATCAAGGCATCACCAAGGTCTACGCCGTACAGCACTGCCAGATAGCCAGTGTGCTCACCGATGCGGTAGGTGCGCTGGCCACCTACGGGGAATGGTTCGACGTGCCCGGCATCAAGAGCCTGGCCCTGACCGGCGACATGGACACCAAGCAGCTCCGCGGCGACAACCGGTTGATCGACCAGCAATCGATCATCACCGGGCTGACCGCGGCCATCGAGAACGCCAAGCTGTCGCTCATGAACCTGGCCGTGATGCTGGGCGGCACCGTGACCGACCGCACGGCGAGTATTACCGTCCCGTACACCGGGCAGGGCTGGTCGCTGCCGGGTAACGCGTTCCCGCTCTCGTTCGGGATGCGCGCGGTCAGCGCGGCGGCCGACGCACCCGGCGGCGCGGTGGCGTTCGTGCTGAGCAAGTGCTCACTATCTTCCTTCCCCGAGATCGGCGCGGCCGAAGAGGACTACCAGACGGTGTCAGCGGAGATGAACGTCAACCCGCCCACCGGGACCTCGCCGTGGGTGGACATCGTGATCATCGATGACTACGACGCGCCGGACCCGTGGGAGCCGGAAGCACCGTTCGCCTAGTCAGGAGATCAAGTCATGATCCGAAGTTTGATCATCGCGGCGGTACTGCTGGTCGTCGGATTCGCGGGCGCAGGCCTGGCGAGCGCGGGGGAGGCCAAGGGGCATCTACTGGTCAGCGTGGGCGCGGCCACCGCTGTGGCTACCCCACCCGGCCAGGTGCGCAAGGTCGTTGCGGCCGAGTGCCCGGTCGGAACGGTGTTCAGCATCGACGCCATCCGCGCCGCGTTCCCCGCCCCGGTCACGGTGTGCACCGGGGTAGTCGTGACCTCGCAGGTTCCGGCCGAAGTGGAACCGGTACCCGTCTAGACCCTTCCCGATGGCACCCCATGAGGTGGCGACTATGCAAGATCGGTCCGCTCCCTCGCGTGGCCCCCGCCGCAACCCGACGCGTGGGCCGCACACATCGAAAGGATGTGCCGCATGCCCGGCACCGGGAACGGATCCGGCCAGTGGATCACCGTAGGTGAGGCCAAATACGAACTGATCTACTCCATGCTCAGTCTGGAGAAGATCGAAACCCAGTTCGGCTCCGTGGTCGAGATGCAAGCCATGATCACCGACGCCGAGGGCCAGGTGAAGTTGGACCGCCCGGTCGTCAAGCTACTGATCGACATCATCCATGCCGGGCTCCTGCACGAGTTCGAGGACAACGACACCGCGCGCCGGGTACTGGCCACCGGGATCCGTCCGGCCGACCTGGACACCATCGTGACCGCGTTCACGCTGGCCTTCACCGATGCGTTCGGTGAGCTGGGCGAGCGGGTCATGGCGGGGGAAACGAGCGGGCCGGTGACAGTTCGGCCGATGGCACGGCCGAACCGGGCGGCGCGCCGGTCCGCATCCCCTTCGCCCGTTGGTACTACATCGCCACAGTTGTCCTCCAAAGATCGCAAGCGGAGTGGGAAGAAATGACCCCGCGGCAGTTGCGCGGGCTGGCCGAGCTGCACCACGAGGCGGGAGGCGACGGTTCGGCCCCGACCCCGCCCCGGCAGGCGGCGTCTACACAGGGCGGCGCCGGGTGGCTCATGGCGGTGTCGCAGTCACTGGAGCGCAACCGACCCAACCGGCGTGTAAACGCTCCGACAGGGTGATCTAGATGGCCTTGCTGCCCGATCTGGTCGGACGCATCCGGCTGGACATGTCCGAGCTGAACCGAGCCCAGAGCGAAGCCACCTCGCGCGGCGCGGCCATCGGCTCGGCCCTGGGCACCGCCGTGGGTTCGATGGCCGGTGGGTTGCTGGCGGCGGCAGGCGAGAAGGTCATGACGTTCGTGTCCGGATCGGTGGACGCGTTCGCCAAACTGGAGGACGCGACCAGCGTCACCGGTATCAAGTTCGGTGAGGCGGGCGCCTCGGTGGAACGCTTCGCCGAGACCGCCGACCGCTCGTTCGGGCTGAGCAAGCGGGCCGCGCTGGAAGCCTCGAACACCTTCGGCACCTTCGGCAAGGCGGTGGGCCTGACCGGGCAGCCGCTGGCCGACTTCTCCACCCAGATGACCGGGCTGGCCGGGGACATGGCCTCATTCGCCGGGACCACCCCGGATGAGGCGGTGACCGCGCTCGGGGCCGCGTTCCGCGGTGAGTACGACCCCATCGAGCGGTTCGGCGTGTTGATCAATAAGGAGATGGTCAACCAAAAGGCCCTCCAGATGGGCTTGGCTGCGACCAGCTCTGAGATCACCAAGGGTGATGAGATCATCGCCACCCGGGCGCTGATCATGGAGCAGACCGGGCAGGCGCAAGGCGACTTCGCGCGCACCGGTGACAGCGTGGCCAACTCGCAGAAGCGGATTGCCGCCGAGACCGAGAACGCCCAAGCCGCGCTCGGCCAGAAGCTGGCCCCTGCCTACCTGGCCGTGCTCAACGCGCTGAACCCGCTGATCGGCGGGCTGACTGCGTTCGTCGGCGCGCTGGTCGACGGGGTGAGCTTCCTGTGGCAGTGGCGGGACGCCATCGGCGCCATCCTGCTCGTGATCGGCATCCTGAACGCGCAGGTCATCGCGTTTAACGTGGCGATGGCCGCCGCGCTGATCATGAACACGGTTGTCGGGGCGGCGCGCGGGCTGGCTACCGCATTCTGGGCACTGAACGCGGCCATGATCGCCAACCCGATCGGGGCGGTGATCGCGGTGGTCGCGGCGCTGGCCGCCGGTTTCGTGGTGGCCTACAACCACTCCGAGACCTTCCGCAACTTCGTTGATCAACTCTGGGCCACGCTGACGGGGTTCCTGGGGGAGACCGGGCCCGGGTTCGTGGCGTGGGCGGCCAAGCTGGCGACGTCGTTCGGCCAGGCCATCACCGATATGAACAACTTCGGTAACGCGGTCAACGCCTGGGGGACCAAGGTCAAAAACTCGTTCGTCCAGGCGTATCAGGACGTCGAGGGGTTCGGCACGCACGTCAATAAGTCGCTGAGCGACACCGGGAATGATCTCTCCCGGTTCGGCGACACGGTCAACGCGTTGCCGCCCAAGGTCGCGGCGGCGCTCTCCCGGTTCGCGCAGATGCTGTGGGACTCCCTGGTCACCGGGTGGAACCGGGCCCGTGACGAGTCCGTGCGGGTGATCGGCGTCATCGTGGCCGATGCCCAGGCGCTGCCCGGGAAGATCATCGCCACATTGCAGGCGCTGCCCGGTCAGATGGTCCAGATCGGCACGGACATCATGAACGGGCTGTTGCGCGGCTTGCAGTCACTGGGCCCGCAGATTGTGAGCTACCTGACCAACCTCATCCCGGAACCGGTGCGCCGGGCGCTGTCGATCTCGTCCCCGTCCGGGGTGATGAAGGATATCGGGCTCGACGTGATGCGCGGGCTGGACGCCGGACTCCAGAGTTGGATCCCGAAGATCCAGTCGACGCTCAACAGCGTGATGGACATGATCAAGAGCACCGGGCAGGCGGCCGGGTCGCTGAACATCGCGGGGCAGAACATCGGCTACCAGATAGCCAAGACCGATCAAGGAATCTCGGGCTCGGCCACCATCGGCGGGCAACAGGTGTCGGGCTCGATCAACCGCAGCGGGCAGGCCAGCGCCACCATCGGCGGGCGCACCTACAACATCGACGCTCGATCCTTCGGTACCCAGCTCAAGCCATCGGACGTGTCCGACGCCATCAAATGGGCGTCCAAGATCGGCGGATTGGTGTCCGCCTAGGAGGAAGCATGAACCCGCTACACGTGGTGCTATTGATCTTGGCGTTCCTGTTGGCGGTCGGGGCGGCGTTCCTCGCATCCCGGGCCGACCCGATCTCCCGCTACGGGGTCGTGCTCCTGGCGGCGGCGGTCGCCGTGTGGCTGTTCGATCTGGTGCTGGTCGCCGCACGGGTCTACTAGATGCGATCCACGCAGCCGGGTCAGTGGCGCTCCCTGATCTTCGGTCCGGGCACCGCCTACCCGGTGACCGAGATCGACGGCATCGACGCGCTGCCCGATATCGAGGCGGCCGACGTGGACCGCCCGCAGATCGACGGCGCGTGGACCGGCACCGACCAGGTCTCCCCCCGGGTGATCACGCTCTCGCTGGGCATCCGCGGCGACTCCCCGGCCGACCTGGAAGCCAAGCGGCGCGCCGCGCTGCTCCTGCTCGGCCCCTCGCGCAAGGCCGTGGAACGCCTGGTGCTCACCGACGGGCGGATCGTCTACGGCAAGTTGCGCCGCTCATCGATGCCCAGCGACATGGGCTATGACTGGCGGTTGGGGGACATCCACCTCCAGTTCTGGTGTCCGGACCCGCGCGTTTACACGGGCTTGCCGCAGTCGGCGGTATTGGTTGCGGGTGGGGCCCGGCTGACCGGGCGCACCTACAAACGTGGCTACACCCTGGCCAGCGGCGCACCCAACTACGTGGCGCCCAAGGGCTGGCAGTACCCGCCCGCCAGTCAGATGGTCGGGCAGGCGTCGATGGTCAACTATGGCAACGTGGGGGCGCCGGTTGACTGCCAGCTCAGCGGGCCGCTACTGAACCCGGCCATCGAGGTGGTGGGGCACACCCTGTTCCCGATCAACGTCTCGCTCGGGTCCACCGACGTCCTACTCGTGACCCGCGACTACCACGTGATCTTGAACGGGGTCGAGCGGCGCGACCTGATCGGCATCGGTGCACAGTGGCCGGTCATCCCGCCCGGCACCTGGACGATCCGGCTGTTCGCGCAGACGGGCAACGGGACCTGTTACGTCGCCACCCAGAGCGCGTACCTGTGACGGCGATGATCATATGACCGGATTCGGCGGTGGCACGTCCACCACGCTCATCGTGCGGGCCATCCAAACGAAACAGGTGCTGGCCACCGCCCCCTGGTCGAGCCTGAGCTATGAGTCGCGGATCAACGCGGCCGGACCGCTCTCGGCCACGATCCCGGTGTTCGACGGCGGGCTGGTCGACGTCATGTTGCCGGGCCGGGTGATGATCGGCGTGCTGCGCGGGTCCATCCCGATGTGGTCGGGCATCCTGTGGAAACGGGCCATGAACCCGGACGGGCTCATGGAGATCAGTTGCGACGAGATCATGTCCTACTGGGACCGGCGCCGGATCCGGCAGACCATGATCTTTACCCAGATCGATCAGGCCTCGATCCTGTCCACGCTGATCGACCTGCCGCAGCGCGACGCCTACGGGGCGCTCGGCGTGACCACCATCGGCAACGTGATCACCGGCAAGCGCCGGGACCGCACCTACTACGGGGCCGACCGCAAGTCCTACGGCGAGATGATCCGCAACCTGTGCGGGGTCATCGACGGGCCGGACATCAAGTCGAGCCCCATCTACGCCAACGGGATCTGGTCGGACCGGTTCGAGGTCGGCTACCCGCGGCTGGGCCGCAGCCTGGCGCAGAGCCACCTGACGTTCATCGTCGGCGTCAACTGCGAGATTGTGGAGTGGGAGGAAGACGGCGCGTCCTCAACCACGTTCATCGACTGCACATCGACCAACACCGCCGATGCGTCCAACCCGCTGTTTGCCTCCTATGAGGCGCGGTTCATGTACGGCGCCGGGTGGGTGCGCCTGGAAGACGCGCTCAGCTTCACCGACGTGTCCGTGCAATCCACGCTCGATGAGAAGGCCAAGGCCGAGCAGGCCGCGCGGTCCGGCATCATCCTCTCCGTCAAGATCAGGCTGCCGGACGCGGACGAGGATCCGATCATGGGCAGCTACGGGGTAGGGGATGACTGCCGGTTGATCGTGCCCCCGGGGCCCGCGTTCGTGGACGGCTACGACATTCAAGTGCGCATCGCCGCGGTCTCGGTGCAAGCCGGACAGATGGACACCGTCACCATCACGATGGCGCCTGCGTTGCTGGACGGCACCACGATCATTCCGGTGCCTTAGGAGGCCACCCCATGACCCGCGTCGCTCGATCGATCGAACTCTCGGAATGGCTGACCCGCACCGAAGAGCGACTGTCCACGGCCGAGCGTCGGTTGGCTGCCGCCGCACGTCCCGCGCAGGGCGCTACCGCGGTGATCACCGGGCCGAACCTGTTGCCCAACCCGGGCTATGAGGGCAAGCGGCTGGACGGGTGGGTCCAGCCGCAACAGGGTCTGTTGGTGGGCGGCCCGGAAGCGCTGGCCGGTGACTGGTCGTTCCGCATGAGCCACGTGGCCTCCACTCCCGTGGTCACGCGGGAGCGCCGCAGCTTCGATATCACTCCCTACGCCTGGCGCAACTACACCGGGGCCAACGCGTTTAAACCGGCTACCGGCAGCGATGGTGTGGATCATGCCTGGCAAGGCCAGTTCGACGCGGTCGACGGCAACACCCGTTCGTACCTGTGGTACGACCCGGCCGGATTCGCCGATGCGGTCGGCACCATCGCCGGTGACTGGGAATCGTTCGACCTGTTGATCTTCTGGGAGCATTGGTTTTGGTCCGAGGGCGGCATCGCGGTGATGGGCGCGCACACCGTGAACACCCCGCCCGCCATCGGCGCGGTGGGGCCCACCACCAACTCGTTCCCCAACTTGATCCAATACTCGTGGCCGGGCCGCTACATCATGGGCTCGGCGTCGCTGATCGCCGTGGGCGGGATAGCCGACCGGATCCGCGACGGCACGTTCCGCGGCATCGAGCTGGGCCCCGGGCCGACCACGAATAACACCTACTACGGCTACGCCCGGCCCTACGATGCCCGGCTGCGCGCCACGTTCTGGAAGACGACCAGCATCTCCATCACCGGCCTGTCGTCGGAGGTGCGCTCGCTCGGGATGGGCGTGTCGGGTAACAACGTCAAGTGGAACGCACAGACCGTGGTCAAATCCACCGTCCCGGCGGCGGCCAAGCTGGGCGTGTGGTGGCGCAACGCGGGCGGCACCATCACCGACGTGGACGTGGCCACGGTCAACCTGGGCGCCAACGCCACCACCCCGATGGCGGGCACCACCGCAGCCGCGTTCTCCGACGTCGCCGTAGATCTCGGGGTCTATCTCAAGGTCACCGGTAGCCCCCCGTCGGACGGGTCGGGGACCACGATCCCTTGGAACTACACGGTCGATGACTGGGTCTGCCGTCAGCAAATCGCAGGCTAGGAGAGATCATGACGCTGAAAGCGCTGTACCTGCAAAGCGGGGCCTACAACGCGCTCGATGATCGGATGCTGGCCGGGATGCTGCTCGACGTCGCGTCCGACCCACTGTCCGGGGTGGGCCGCATCGTCACCGGGCTACTCACGTCGGCGCAAGGCACCCCCAACATGACGGTGTCGGTCTCGCCGGGCCGGGCCATCGTGCCCACCCCGGCGTCGGACGGCGGCGGCTATGCGGTGATGAACGATGCCTCGCTGAATGTCACCGTGACCCCGGTGTCGACGCTGCCCCGAGTCGATCTGATCTTGATGGCGGTCGACGATGCCGACTACTCCGGATCGATCTACGGGCCCAAGATCTACTGTCTGGCGGGCACCCCGGCCGCATCCCCGGTCGCCCCGGCCCAACCGGCGGGCACGCTGCTCCTGGCCACGCTCAACCTGTTGGCCAACGCCACCTCGGTGGTCAACTCCGCGATCAGCCGCAACCTGTGGAGCGTGAACGAGGCCGAGTATTACGCGAGCACCGTCCAATCCCTGGCGCCGGGCGGGGATCGGCCGCTCATGTTCCCGGTGGTGGGGTCGGCTACCGCACTGGTCACCAAGGGCATTGCCACCGGCGGCGCGACCGCCGACGCCAGGTTCACGATCAACCGCGACGGCGTGTGGACGGTCGAAGCGGGCTACCGGATGAACGGTCAACAGGACGGCAAGTCGGCGGGCATCTGGCTGGGCCTGGACGGTACCGCGGCGTTCCGGTTCTGCGGCTCCTTCACCACCAACGCGATCTTGGCCAACGCCAACACGGGGACACCGGAGGCGGGTGGTCCGAACGGGCCCACGATGGAGTACAGCATCTCGTGCACCCGGCGGTTCGGCACCGGTACCTCGTTCAATGTCTACGGCTGGCATAACTCGAACTCGGCGCGTAACTCCGAGCCGTTGGGTCAGACCAACCATATCCGGCTGGTCTGGCTGCGACCCTGAGGAGAGATCAACATGATGGCGCAGGAGTTCACCGCAGGGC